AACATTTCTCTTAATGTATAAACTTGTTGTACTACCTTATCGTGTTCTGGATGATTTTTATTCCAATAAGGTCCATCAGTATTATTTGTAATAGTAGAGATTTCAGATTCTATACTGGTACTTGATGTTGCACCTTTATCTTCGTCAGATACCATTTTATCTTCTGTCATTAAAGATGCCATCTTAGCAAATCCTTTTATGATTTCAGGGTGGTCTCCAACTCTCATACCATTTTTAAGTTCTAGGTCTAGTATATCTGAATTTAAATTTGCTTTTGCTAATGCTCCAGCTCTTTTAACATTTGTTTCAAATTCCCTTCCCCATTCTTTTCTTAATTCTTGTTCAGCTTGAACTTGAGATGTTTCTGTGTCAACTTGATTTTGTTGAGCAGTACCTTCCATGCTGTTTTTATAAAACTCTAAAACACCTTGAGCTTGTTTATTACTTAAACCTAGCTTGTGTGCGTTTTCAGCAAATTGTTTTATTGCACCATCGTCAAATGGAACTACATCAGATTTAACATCAAGTGAATATTTGTCAGCAGACTCTGGTCTGCCTAACTTATCATACACTTCATTCCATTGATCTTCAGTTGAGTTTTTGTTTGGTACAGAAACTTTATCTTGTCCAATCATTTGAGTAGCATTGATATATGACTTTGCAAGTGCATCTATCTCTGTAAACTTTTCTATATTAGGATTACTTCTGAACTCTTCAGAGATTGCTTCCTTCCAAGATGTAGCTACTTTTGGTTGTTCTGTTGTTGATGATATTGGTGTTGATGCTATTGTTGTTGGTTGTTCTGTAGTTACTGGTGTCGTTTCTACAGGCGAAGCTGTTTGCTCCGTTATCTGTTCTGATGACATATTTATCTATCCTTTTCATTTTCTGTAAGTAGCATTGCTTTTATAAATAGAAGGATGCTACGTTGACCTTCCATATATGCACTCTCATGACTATCACCTTTTATATTAGTAGTAGTATGATAATGACATCTTTTTTCCAAATCAGACATAACTTGTTTTCCTTCGTCTGTTGTAAATATATATTTGTAATTGTGTTTTACTTGTTCAATATATTTTTGTATATTTTCTTCTTTATCTTTTGCTTGACCCATTTTTATTCTTCAGCATTTACAATAGCTCTAGCTTCTTCTGGTAAGGCTTTAGCCATTGGTGCTGCTGCTCCTGCCATTTGTGCTACTTGTTGAGCTTGTTGCATTTGTGCTTGCTCCTGTTGTTGTTGTTGTTGTTGATCTCTCATTGCTGTTACTTCGCCTTGTGATTTTAATAATTTTTGTGGCATACCTACAATGTCTGCTACGTGTTTAACTAAATTATCAAAATTAATATAATCAAATACTGGTGCTGCGTTTGCAAGACTTCCAAGTATTTCAATACCTCTCATAATAGATTGTAGTTCTGTAGATTTTTGTGCTTTAGCTAAAGGAGAAACATATTCAATATCTATGTTAACACCTGATAATGATTCTGGTGCTTGAGGAAATTGATTGTTTCTTAATAAAATATTAAAAGTTCTATCTATTAATGGTCTTAGTAATTCAGATTGTAGTCTACCAAGAACAGGACCTAATAATCTCATTTTCTCTTCGTTTCTTTGGATTACTTCAGTTGCTGTCATTTGCGGACCTTGCTGTAATTGTAATTGGTTTACATAGAACACTTCTCTAATTGCATTTCTTCTTTGCTCTTCCATGTTTAAACCTAATGGATTGTTTGCTCCAATATTTAATGGTTCAATTCTATCTCTTGTACCTGATCTATAAAAATTTAATCCACCCGGTACAGTTCTAACTGGTAATAAGAAACCATCATCTGGAACTAATAAAGGTGGGTCTACTTGTTTTTGTGCAGCTTTGATTGTTACTTTACACATTTCATTTAACATCTTAACATCTGGTAAAGCTGTCATTGCTGGACTTCTTCCATATACTTCATTAGATGCTTTTAAATATCTTGGTACTACAAAAGGAAATTCTTTAAATCCAGAAACAGATAATTCATTGCCACCTTTGTATTCAAAGTAAATAGATTCAAAAGGCATATTGCCTTTGTCTTTTTTCTTAGGATTAAATTCATCTCTTGGGTAAACAGCGTGAATAATATCTATTTCTTCGTAAGGATTTTTAGTAGCTAGTGTTCTAATATCTTGAGATACCTTGTCGCCAAATTTTTGCACTAACGCTCTAGATGTCATATGAAACTTTCTATAAATAGTATCTATTGTTCCTTTTTTATTTTCAGCTACATAAACTTCGTCAATATGTCTTGTAGAAAATCTAACTAAATCATCTTCATCTTCTTCTATAAACATAGCTGCTGTACCAAATGTAATTAAGTCGTGGTACAGTTCAAAAATTTCTTGTTGAAAGTTTGATCTATTAAAAGCTGTGTACATAATTTCAGTTGCTTCTTCTAACCAAAGTTTTGCTTCATCATCATTTGAATCTTCTAATTTTTTAAATCTTAAAGTAAACCAAGGTGTAGATGGGTTAGTCATCATACCATGTAAAGATGATGCTAATAATTCTAATGCTTGTAACGGAGAAGAATCAAAAATTCTTTCCATTCTTTTATCACCACGTGATCTTCTTTTAGTAATGTCTGCTTTTCTTGGTAGCATATAGTCTGCAACTTCTTGCCAATGTGTTTCCCAAGTTGCACGTCTACCAGCAAGCCTGTCAAATCTTGAAATTAATCTTGATGTTAGTTCTGTTTTCATTATGCTGTTCCTAATAAAGATTTAGTTCCTAAAACTGATTCCATATTTTTACCAATTCCTCTTGAGTTTGTTCTGATTGTCAATGATCTTCCTCTAGCTTTTGTTTTTCTTGCATCATAAGTTACGTCTGTTGCTGAACTTTGAGAAACTTCTGCTGTAGTTGGACCTTTAATTATTTTACCACCTAAATTTTTTGCAACTTGTGTTGTTGCCATATCGTTACCACCACCATTATTATTAACTACAGTTTTATTTCGTGGTTGTTTATTTAGTGGGTTATAAGAAGTTCTTACTTTAGTTAGTCTTCCGTTTATATTTTTTGTAACATAACTAGCTACTTTTTTTCCACCTTTATATAAAAGTGATCCAACTGCTGGACCTACACCAAATGTGGAAGCTGTTAAAGCTGCTCCTGCTGCACCTTTAATAAAACCACCTATTCTTGAAAGTATACTTTTTGGTTGTGTTGGAGTAATATAAGCATCTGTTGCATTATAACTATCATCATTATCTCCGCTATCGTCATTACTAGGACCAGAATCATAACCACCATAATCATCTCCTGAATCATCAAAGTAACTTCTAATTCCTGCTTTAGTCATTTTACCTGCACCACCTTTACTTTTTAAAAGTTTGGCTTCTTTAGAATTAATAAATGCTAGTTGTTCTCCTTTAGGAGCAAATTTATTTAATAAGTTTTTTGCTTTTTTAATTTCTGTTTTTGTGTGAGCCATAATTATTCAGAACCTAATAAAGTTTTTTCTGACTTAGCTGCCGCTTCAGCTTCTGGTGTTAATGACCCAGTTAATATTGTAGATTTTCTTCCACGTCTTTTTCTTTCTACTGCTGCTCTTTCTGCTGCTTGAGCTTCTTTATCTTCTGAAGAAACTGTTGGTTCAGGTATTTCTGGTAAAGGTTGTACTGGTGGTAATGGTGGCATCTTTGGTGAAAATATTGAACCCATAATTTATTCCTATCTTAAATCTACGCTTGTTACAGAAACAGCAGTATTGCTACTTCCTATTCTTATAACGTTTAAAAAAAAACCATTAGGTACACTAAAAAAATGTAATGTGTTGGTTGTTAAAAGTAAATTAGTTGCAGCCGCTGTACCAGAATTTAATGCTGTAAAAGTAATATGACAATTTTCGGAACTAGATACTCTTACTGTTTCCGCTGCTCCTATTACTAAAGCATTAGATTGTGTACTGTTACCATTTGTTGTGGTTACAACTTGTGTTGCTCCTAATTGTTGAATTATTGCCATAACTATCTTAAATCCACACTTGTTACTGAAACTATAGCATCTGTACCACCAACTCTTTTAACATTTAAAAAATGTCCTGTAGGCACGTGAAAATATTGTACTGTTTCTTCACTTAAAATTGGATCAGTAGCTGCAGCTGTTCCGCTACTTGCTGTAAAACTAAAATAAACATCTAGTGTTGATGAAACTCTTACTGTCTTTGCCGCACCTATTACTAAAGCGTTAGATGATGCACTACTTGCGGGTGCTGTAATAACTTGGGTTGCTCCTAATTGTACTACGTCTGCCATGATTTATTTTTCTCCTATATAATTTGGTAACTATTATCTGCTATATCTTGTGGAGCAGTTTGTCCAGTTTTAATTTCTTGCAATCCTACACTCAAGTATCTCATAGCATCACAGGCATGAGATGACCAATCGTGAACAGGTTTACTTCGGAACATTCTATTTTTGTCAATGTACTTCCGATGGTAATGTCTTAACGCATCTATTAATTTTTTGCAATGGTCTGTATCTATCCAGCATCTTGGCAAGGTCATGTTGGTTGCGTGTATGCCATCCTCTAATGGTATTTTTGGAACTACCTTAAATCTTATGCCTAACTGATAGGCGACTTCTCTTCTGGTTTTGCCATTGCCAAATTCGGTAACTTCAATATCGTGTGGTGCAAAATGATCTTTATAGACATAATTTTTTTCTTTTAACACCTGTATGTAATGCGGTAATCCATGACCACGTTCTTCATGGTAGTCTATTATGTTAATTGCTTTACCTAGTTGTTGAAAGAATATAATAGCACTATGATCCGCTACTCCTAAATCCCATGCGGTTGAAACTGGTAAGCTAGGATCGTGTGGTACTCTATTTAATTGTTTGGCATCCTCCATCTTTGCAAGTGAATCATTAAAAATTGCACCCTCTATGTTAGCTATCCAATCACATTCAAACTCCTGTTGGTACTTCTTATCTCCCATTACTTCTTTTGCCTTGACCAACTCTTCAGCATCTACAATTTTAGTCTCACTAGCTTTAGCTATATAATTAAACCAATCGTCTGCACCTTGTGCATGTTGGTATAGTTCGTAAAAGTTATTGTTCATTCCCTGTGGCGTACCAATAAAGACGCAGTAACCTTTTCTATCTGACAATGCTGGTCTTATAATCTCTGGAAAAAGTTTACTATTGACATTAGCATACTCATCAATCACACATCCATCTAGGTAGATTCCTCGTAACCCATCAGAGTTCTCTGATCCGAGTAAAGTTATTCTCGAACCATTCGGGAAGTCTACCCGTAGTTCTGTTTCATTAAATTTGGTGTAGGGTATCTTAGCAGTAAACTGTTTCATGTAATCCCAAGCAATAGATTTACTTTGTTTAAAGGTTGGAGAGATATACGCAAACCTAGGGTTCTTTTGTTTGGATGTTAAAGCAGATCGTATCAAGTGATTAATCATACATACTGTTTTGCCGAACCTTCTATGACAAACTAATACTGACCATCTATGTTTAGATATAGTATTGTGTAATAATGATTGATGGTGTCTTGGGGTGTATGGTATTTTAATATCCATATCTAGTGTATTCTTGTGCTAGGCATAATATCGCCAGTTAGGTTATAATCAAAGTTAAGTATACTCATAGCATAGTGTGCAAATGCTTCTGCTGTTTCTTCGTCTTTTAATCCAAATATCTTTATTGTTAATGTGTTGGTTTTTTTATCGACTAATACAACTGAAGTTATATCGTCTAAAGTGTAGTTAGACATAATTACTACATATAGTAAAAATAAAAAAAATTATACTACAAAGGTTTTAAAAAGGGTGTGGGTTAATATAGAGAAGTGTCTGTGTGTCTGTTGGAAAATCCCAAGTATAATACATGATGTACACGGCGACCGATTTTTGGGGTATACCCCCCTCCTTAATTCTAAAAAAATAAAAATCCCTAGGAAAATAACAAGTGATAAGTTATCGTTATCACCACGCCAATATGTCAACGACAATTTTAAAACAAAAGGGGTATGCCGACACGATACGCAATGCAAAGCAACGACACCGCTGAACCATTTTACCAACTATCTACCCATCTTTTAATCAATGTTAATAACTTTAAATGAACTACATCTTGCCATAGTTTGGACTTATTGATTGATTATCTATACCATTATGTCAACACTAACAAAGGAAAAACAATGAACGTACAAAAT